TATATAATTATAATAGAAAAATTATAAAAAGTTGCAGATAGAAATATCAAACCCAATGCGACAAAAATTAAAAATAAAGCCCCTTATAATTTTTATTTAAGTTGAGAAGAATAGATGTTTTAAATGTCTATTCTTTTTATATTTGTATACTGTTGACATAATACAAAAAGGGTGATATAATATTAGCACAATCGTAAGATTGAATAATATTTTAAAGGAGTGCTTATTATGGCAGACAGACATTCGGAGACAGGAAGATATGATGGTAAGTACGGCGATACTACCGTAAGCTGGGAGAACGGCCAGAAGCAGGATGAATCATTTACGCAGTACAACGTTAAAGACGTTGATACGGGTGATCATTACTTCATTAACACCAGAACTGGTGCACAGGGAGCGGCTTTGGGCGATTATAGACCAGGACGTGACGGTAAGTAACAACAAAAAAGGAGAGAGATGAATGTCTCTCTCTTTTTATAGTATAAAAAATCTATTATTTAATAGGTTTATATAATCAAGAGAAATGTAAGTAGAAAATAAAGAGTAAGTACAAGCCCCTTTTTGTATTTGCTCTTTTTATTATGTTATGAAAGGAAGAAGGAAAATGGGAAGTAAAGAATTTTTAGACGAGTGCAAAGAAGAAGTAAGAAGTTATACACAAGCACATTTAGATAAAACTGACAATACATCAGTTTCTTTAGATGATGTTTTTGTTGTTTGGTATTGTAAAACATTACAGAATCATAAAGCACTATTAAGTACAAGATTACCAGATGGTATGTATTATGAATGTACATACAACGGTGACAAAAAAGAATTATACTTTGATGCATATAAGAAATTTGAAAATAAATGCATAAAAATAGATTAAAATTAGTTATTACCAGTATGCTAGGTAACTGATAATATAAAGTTTGTTATGTTTATTTGATATGGCAGACCTCCTTTCAAGTTATTTTTTTATATAAACTTTTACAGAACTTTCCTAGCGAGTTCTAAGTAATATTTATAAGTTGTATGCAGTGATATAAACAGTTGGAGAGGACTGTTAATCCTTTATTCAACAAACATAAAGCTAATGTTTTAAGAATACAAAAAGCGAAAGAGGCTTAAATGTATGGTTTTTCGTTGCAGGTATCATTTTACATACAGCCTCAATGAAATTCTAGATAAGTAATTGAGGTGGGGACATTTTATATCATTGCATAGAGTTTATAAAAAGAAAAGAGGAAAAGATATGGGAAAAACAATAAAAGTAATAAGTGGAACTGAAAAAATGGGACAATGTGAAATGCTTAATAAATTAAAAGCAGAGCAAAGAATATTAGAACTATTTGAAACAGAAGAAATAGAAAAAATAGAAATTACTTACAAAGAAAAAGAGTCAGCTAATACTGCTGACTCAATAATTGCTAATAATATTATTGATGGAAAGTTAGTTGATCATGCATAAGCATTATTCCTTTGCAATCTTCACAACCATAAGCATCAACGGGTAGTCCACAAGTGGCTAAGAAACTATTAGAGGATAAATCAATTTGAGTTAGAACGTATTTTACATTATCTTTTCCAGTTTCAATTTTGCCAAATTTATTGCTACCACAATAAGGACATTTATTTATCATATAATCACCTCCAATCGAAATGATTATAGCAAACAAAGAATAAAAAAACTGTCAAAATATGTCGAAATATAAAAAAGGAGAAGTACATATGACTAATCAAGAAAGAATAGAAAAGTATAAAAAAGAAAACTGTAGCACATGCACAAAGAACATAGAATGTAAAATAGTAAGAAGAATAGATGGCAAATTAACATGTACAGAAGAGGAATAGAGTATGATTCAATGTTTAATAGATAATAAAATATGCCCAAACGGGAATAAAAAGTGTAAAGTATGTAAATTTGACAGTTGTGAGGAAGTGCTAGATATGATAGATGAAGAGCAAAAGTATGCAGATAATGATAAAATAAAACAAATAAAGAGCGAATTACCAGAACAGTGTAAAAACTGTTCTTTTTTAGAAATTACAAATTTACGAGAAGGTAAAGTATTTTGTCCTTATAGGATTAAAGAGAGGTGCTTAATTAAATGAACATAAATAAAAACATAAACAAATTATTATATGCCTTATCTACAAAAGGACAGATATATAAAATAAATAGTTTTCAATTTTATAGTGAAAAGAATTATAAATATTGCACTAAATACCAAATATTAAAAAGAGAACAAGTAGAAATATACAATGAAGAAACAGATGAATTTGAATTACAAGATAGATATAAGCAAAAAGAAGAATGTTATAACAAAATAGATGTAATGAAATATTTAATAAAAGAACACAGAAAAGGAAGTGAGGCAGATGGAAGATGAAAAAGATTATAATAAATTAACAGAAAAGCAAAAAAGATTTATAGATTATTATATAGAAACTGCAAATGCAACAGAAAGTGCAAAGAGAGCAGGGTATAGTTCTAAGACAGCAAAGAATATAGGTGCAGAAAACTTAACCAAACTTAACTATTTCATTCAAGAACGATTACAACAATTAGAAAATAATAGAATTGCCTCACAAGAAGAAGTATTACAATACTTAACAAAAGTAATGCGAGGAGAAGAAAAAGACCAATTTGGATTAGATGCTTCATTACAAGATAGAACAAAATGTGCAGAACTACTTGGAAAAAGATATGGTACATTTAAAGAAAAAGTTGAAGTTGCTGGAAATATACCAGTGGTGATAACAGATGATATTACAAAATAAAATAATAAATAAAAATACACAGCAACAAGTAAATAACATATCATTACAAAGTATAGTTGGAAAAGGTTATGCAGAATATTGGCATTGCAAATGTAGATATAGGGTGTGTAAAGGCTCAAGAGCAAGTAAAAAATCAAAGACAACAGCATTATGGATAATAAGCAACATGATGAAATATAAAGAAGCTAATACGCTTGTAATTAGAAAAACATTTAGAACATTAAAAGATAGTTGTTTTACAGAATTAAAGTGGGCAATACATAGATTACAAGTAGATAGTTTTTGGGAAATAAAAGAAAGTCCATTAGAAATGACGTATAAGCCAACAGGACAGAAAATATATTTTAGAGGTTTAGATGACCCATTAAAAGTAACATCAATATCAGTAGATATTGGTGTTTTATGTTGGTTATGGATTGAAGAAGCATACGAAATAACAAAAGAATCTGATTTTGATGTAATAGATGAAAGTATAAGACGGAGAAGTACCAGAAGGATTATTTAAACAAATAACAATAACATTAAATCCTTGGAATGAACATCATTGGATTAAGAAAAGATTTTTTGATGTTAAAGATGATGATATATTAGCAATGACAACAAATTATCTTTGTAACGAGTGGCTAGATGAAGCAGATAAAAAAGTATTTGAAAGAATGAAGAAAAATAATCCTAGAAGATATCAAGTTGCAGGATTAGGTAACTGGGGTATAGTTGATGGATTAGTATATGAAAATTGGAAAGAAGAAAAATTTGAATTAAATACAATAAGAAACTTAGATAGTGCTTTGGGATTAGACTTTGGTTATACAAACGACCCAACAGCACTATTTTGTGGTGCAATAGATTTAAAAAACAAAAAGATTTATGTATATGATGAAATATATCAAAAAGGAATGAGTAACAAAGTAATATATGACAAAATAAATCAGATGGGTTATTCAAAAGAAAAAATAACAGCAGATAGTGCAGAACCAAAGTCAATAGATGAATTAAGGGGATTAGGTTTAAGACATATTACAGGAGCGTTAAAGGGAAAAGACAGTATAAACAATGGTATTCAATTTATACAAGATTTTGAAATAATAATACATCCTAAATGTGTAAATTTCATAACAGAAATAAGCAATTATACTTGGGACGAGGACAAGTTTGGAAACAAGATAAATAGACCAATAGATGATTTCAATCATTTGATGGACGCAATGAGATATGCAGTAGAAAAATACATAAATCAAAAGAAATTACAATTTGGTTATAACAATATAATGTAAAGGAGAAAGAAAATGAGTTTTGTAGAAAAAATACAATATAAAGATGAGTTTTTAAGTGAAAAAAATATAAACCAAAATATAAGTATATTATGGGGGAAAGCATTGCCAATATTTATGCATAGAAAATACTTACAAGATAGATTTACAAGAAAGTATGATAAAAAAGACGTTGTTGTTGCACTTGAATATTATATAAGTATTATTGCAAGTGGATATTTTGGAGGAAAAGAACCTCAGTTTAAAGTAAAAAATATAAATAAAACTCAAAAAGGGATTTTAAATAGAATATTTAAAAGAATATTTGGAGAAAAGAATGATCCAGAGGACTATCAAGCTATTATTGATTATATTGCAAAATATAATGACAATGGTAGCTTTTTTTATGACTGTGTACTTGATTATATTACTACAGGAGCATGCTATGGATTGGTATATGAAAACAAATATAATGAAGAGGTATATGCAAATGTTTCAAGTTTAAATACAGTAGCAATATGGAATTATGACGTACCAAGTACAAAAATAGGCTTATTAAGATGTTGGTATGAAAATACAGCTACAGGAGGAATTGAAACACATTTAGAAATAATAACAAAAGACTATAAAAAACAATTTGTTGATGGAATTGAAAAGAAATCTATTACAGAAAATGCTGAATATAACTTTGAAGAAGTAGATGGTAGCAATAAACCCGTAAGATGGACTGATTTGCCTTGCTTTGCTGTAGAAAACCCTTATGGAATGGCTTTTTTTGAAAATGTTATGACTCTAATAAACAAAAATGAAAAAGTAATTGAAAATAATGCAAACATTTTTGATTATAACGATAATGCAAAATTAAAAGTAACAGGATTTTCTCCAATGAATGATCCGTTAATACCACTTTTGAATGATAAAGGAGAAGAGCAAAAAGATAAAGAAGGAAATGTAATAATGACAAAAAATCCTGCAAGAGTACAAGAGGATGAAGCTATTCTTAATGCTAAAGTATTTTATACACCAGACAAAGAAGGCGACATAGACTGGATCATAAAGGATATAAATGATACTGCATCAGAAAATCATAAAAAAACATGTTTAGATATGGCACTTATGATTTCAGGAGTACCGAATGTAACAGATCAAGGTTTCACTGATGCTGATAATGCAGCAGCTTTAGAAAAGAAGTTTTTTCCTTTAGAACAAGTATTACAACAAGCACATCATTTATTTAGGAAAGAATACCTAAGAATGTGGGAAATGATAACAGCAAGAATTAATTTAAAGAAAAATAAAGAGTATGACTTTAGAGATATAGATGTTATATTAATACGTAATTTGCCTACAGATACAGAAAGCTTAACAAATGCTTGGTTAAAATTAAGAGGCCTAATAAGTGATAAGTCAATTATAAGTCATTTACCATTTGGATTAGATGCAGAATCAGAAATTGCTGAAATGGATAAACAAAATGAAGAGAATATTCAAAAGAATTTACAACAAATGCAAATGATGGGACAAACAGGAGTAGAGCAAGATAACAAAGAAGACAAACAGGACGACAAAGTAACAGATTTGACAGATACACAAAAAGCACAAAAACTAACAGCAGACAATAAGAAAGAGCAAACAAAAGTTGGTAATAAGCAAATCAATAAAGAATAGAGGTGTTTTATATGTGGAAAGTACATGATAATTATATGAGACAGTTAAAACAACTATATAATAAAACATCAAAACAAACACAGAACAGACTTCAAGAAATCTTTGATATATTTAATTTTACAACCGAAAACATCTATAATATTGCTGATAATAAAACTAAAAAAAGAATAAATACATATATAGAACAATGGAAAGAACAAGGCTTATTAAAGAATAATAGCTATTTTACTGTATTAGCAAACAATATTTATAAGAGAACAAGAGTAAAGAATAGTGAAATACTAGAGTTACTTATTTACAGTTCATATGTAGAAGAGCAAAACAAACTTGCAGAACAAGAAACACAAATAATGTATGAAGATGCCAATTATTATTACGAACAGGGTCAACAAGAGGTAAACAAAAAGAAAAAGCCATCAATATTAACGATGGCTTTGTTTCTTGCATTATTAGACCAACCTAATTATAGTCGGACTAACTTGGAAGCAATATATTGAAACAACAATACAATATAATGCACAACAAATATATAAACAAGTAATTCTAAATACACAACAACAAAAAGACCTAAAAATCGATTCTAGCGAGTTTCAAACGATAATAAATAGACAAAATAATCAAAAGCTTAATATAAATAATGATAAAATATCAGGTGCAATGGACTTACAAATGATAGGATTAAATAATCTGTCAAAAGTGGATGGAATAAAATCAGTAGCGGGAGATAATGCAAAAGTTAGATTTATAGGAATTAGCGATGAAAGACAAACTCAAATGTGCAAAAGTTTAGATAATCAAGAATTTTACATACACGATTGGAATGAGTTTAAAAGATATAGCAAAACTAATGATAGTATAGTAAAATGTCGTTGCTTTGGGCTTGTTATTGGTTTAAATTGTCCTCCAATTGATGATGGATTTCATTTTTGCAGAAGCTATATTATGTATTTACCACCAATTGCAAAACAAGAAAAAACAGAGTATAATCTTGATATACCTAAAATAAGTAAAGATATTAAACAAGTTTTAATTAATACAAAATTAAATTCTAATGTAAAAAGATTATTTAACAAATATTTAACAAGTGATAATGCAGAAATAAAAAACAATTTAAATGTTCCAATGAGATATAATATAGATGACAATAAAATATATATTAATCCAACACATCCAAATTTTAAATATTATGATTTATCAGAAAGTTTAAGTCATGAAATTATACATATGATAGATATAAGAAATAATATATCTGATAAATTAAATATAGATAACGAATTAAGAAGAACAAGATTGCAAATAGATATAGATGAAGATAAATATATCAAAATGTTATCTAGTAGTAAATATGAAGATAATATGACATTAAGTGATATTTTTTCTGCTGTAACAAATAGTAAAATATCAGGAAGCTATAATCATTCAAGCAAATATTGGCTTGAAGATGTAACAAGGATAGAAAAAGAGTTGTCGGCAAATATAATGTCAGCATATTTAACAAATAACAAAGATACATTAGATATAATTAATAGTATATCTGGGTTGAAAGAAATTAAAGAAAAGGTAGTGAAGTTATATAATGATTATACCAAATGATGTAAAAGAGTTAATTCATAAGTATATAGAAAAAAATGGCAAAAGACCATTAGGTTTTAATTATGATGAATGGAATAGTTTTGAGGAATATAAAGAATATTTAAAAAAGGAATTAGAAAAATAAGCACTTACTTAAAATAGTAGGTGCTTTTATTATGGAAAGAAGGTGAAAAAATGAACGATAGAGCAAAATATTTAGCAGTAGATGAAGAAAAAAATAACAGAATACAACATATAAGAGAATGTTTCTCAATTATCTATGATGAAATTGATTTAAAGTGTAAGCCAAGTAGAGAAACATCACTTGCATTAACAAAATTGGAAGAGGCTCAATTTTGGGCTATAAAAGGAATAACAAGGGAGGAAAAATAATATGTGGTTATTAGTTTTAATATTAAGTATTAAATTACAAATGCCAACTTGGTATTGGATTATATTTACTATAATTACAATATTTAGACCATTGATAGGAATGTTTAAATATAAGTTTAATGAAAACTTTTTTGAAGAATACGGAAATAAATAAGTTATTAACATTTTATAATTATAAATTTTAGACGTAGACGTACGTCTATTTTTTATGCCTTTTTACTGATTGCAGGCTATAAAGAACAACAGAATACAAATTCGCAATGGCTGGGGCTTTTAGCAATGGCTGGGGCAAAAGGAGTAAAGAATGGAAGGACAAGATAATAATCCAAATAATGCTAATACTGGGGCAAATAATGAATCAGTGGGAGCAAATAACCAAAACAATACAGGAGCAAACAACAATCCTGTTACATTTGATGATTTTCTGAAAGATGGAAAGAATCAAGCAGAATTTGACAAAAGAGTTCAAAAAGCTATAAACACAGCAAAAACAAACTGGGAAGAAATGATGAACAGTGAAAAAAGTGAAGCTGAAAAGTTAGCAAAAATGAACAAAGAACAAAAACTTGAATATCAAGCACAAAAAGAAAGAACAGACAAAGAAAAAGCACTTGCAGAATTAAATGCTTATAAATTAAAAGAACAAGCAACAAAAATAGCAAGTGAAAAAGGATTGGATATATCTTTATTGACTTTCTTTAATTTTGAAACAGTTAAGGCAGAAGAAATTAATTCAAAAATAGAAGAAGTTTCAAATGCTTTTAATAAAGCTGTTGAAAAAGCTGTAAATGAAAGATTAAAAGAAGATACTCCAATACAAAAAACAGGTATTGATAATACAAAAAGCAAATCAATAGCTAGATCAAGTTATTAAAAAATAGGAGGAATAAAAAATGGGAGAAATTACACAAGAAGCATTAAACATAATGCTACAAGATGGTAAAACAAAAGATAATTTAAAACAAGTATTAAGTGGAGTTCTAGAAAATGTTGCATCAAGAGCAATATCAGAACAAATCAAAGCAAAAAATGGTTCAGGAAATCCAGAAGGTGGAGTAATTGAATACAAAAGATTTGTAAATGCAGAATTAAAAGACAAAGGTACTGCAAGAGCAGCTGGTAAAGGAGATAAAGTAAAAGCTAAACCAGTAAAAGTTGTTATAGATACTGATAAAGAAATTGTAGAAGAACTACAAGGAAAAGACGTAAAACTTTATGGTATTGATGGTATGGCTGAAAAAAGAAAAGTAAATCATCAATCAGCTATTATAAGATACTTAGATAGAGAATTTTTTGCCAAAGTATTAGAAGGAACAGAAGTACAAGCAAAAGACAATATTCAAGATACAATTGATACTTTGTTACAAAAAGCAAGAACATTAAGAAATGATTTTATTGATGGAATAGAATCAGATTTATTAGTAATTGTTGTTGATAGCGAATACAGAAAAGGAATGAAAAAAATTCTTGACGATTTACCAAACGGAACAGATCCAAAGGAACAAGCAATTGGTATGTATGATTCTGTTAGAGTTTATGAAGCAACAAGATTACCAGAAGGTGTAAAAGCTGTTGTAATGATGGATGGAGCTATAGCTCAACCATTCTATGTATCAGAATATGGAGCAGAAAAAGTACCATTCGATGATGCTGTAGCATTAGAAGATTTCTTATATAAAGGAACAAAAGCATTAATGGAAGATACTATATTCTATGTAACAGATGCTAAACTTACAGAATTAACTGTAGAATCAGAAGCAGGAACAACAACAGGAAAAACAAAAATAACTGTTACACCATCACTATCTACAGGAAACAGTTATAAATATAAAACAGCAGCTAATCCAACAATACCAGGATATGATGCAGTTTGCACATCTGGATACACAGCTTGGAATGGAACAGACGAAATCACAGCAACATCTGGACAAAAAATAGTAATTGTTGAAGTTGATTCAGCAAATAAGGCTAAAAAAGCAGGAATAGCAACAATTGCTTCAATGGCTTAGAATTAGGAGGTAATAGAAGTGGCAGAAACCAGTAATATAGATAAAATAATAGCAGATTTAGGAGCTAATTATAAAGACGACAAAGAAGTTCTAAGTGAAATATTAGAGGAAGTAACTTCTATTGCCTCTGATATTTCTAATAGACAAAAAAATGATGAAAAATTATTTCCATATATAAAGAAAGCAACAAAAGCAATATATCTTTCAAGGGGAGCAGAAGGCTTAACAGGTCGAAATGAAGGTTCTATTTCAACATCATTTGAAGACATTATAGATAAATTAAGAAATGATATTATTAAATCTGGATTAAGGAGGATTAAATAGTGTTATTACGAGATTTAACAAAAGTATATATATCAGAATATGAAGAGATAGAAGACCACGGCGAGAGTGATAAAGCATGGAAATATAAAGTACAGGCTTGGTTAAATATGCAACAAGATGTCAACGAGTTAGATAGAAAGTCCACAGGTGAAGTGGATTATAGTACATATAAAGGTCGTACGACTAGAAATTATGATATACAAAAAGGTAATGGAATATCATTTGAAGATATCTCAAAATTAGAGAAGTTTATTCCGGAGTATAGAGTACTGGACAAAAATAAAATAGGAAGTACTTATGTATATAGAATGGAGAAAATACAATGATAAATTTCAATTGCAATATAAAAGTAAAACATAATTTTAAAAATATAGATGCTATAATTAAAAAATTACCGCAAACTGCAAAGATGGCAACTGAAGATGTATTAAAAAACATTAGAGGTTATGCTATAAAATTGGAAAAACGGACATAAGGAAGAAGGTATATTAGCAGAAATGATTGATATGTCTACTAAAGAAGTGAAACGGTCGTGTATATGCTGACCCTTCTAAATTTATGACTGAAAATGGACAATCATATTTATGGTTTGAGTATTTTGGAACTCGGACAATATGCGGAGCAAGAACACATAGGAAAAACAAAACACTTTATCGAATCAGGCTATACAGAATGGTATATACCTGTGAATAAAGTCGGTAGTTCATTAAGTTATCCAATTGTAACCATAAAAGGAGAACAATTCTATGTTGCAGTAGGCTCAAAAGCAAATCACTTTTTAAGTGATTCTGAATTTAAAAGTAGAAACGAAAATGCAGAAATAGTTAAGAAAAAATTAGATGAGATGTTAAAGGAGGTATGTAAATGAAAGATTTAAGTGAATTAGAGTTTAGTGATTTAGTATATGAAAAACTAGAATCATTGAAATATAAGCAAATATTAACAAATCCTACAACAACAAGTAAATTTCCTTGCCTAGAATTACATACACCTTTAAAATCTGTGAATAAAACGGAAAATGCATTTCCAATTCAATCAACATTCCAAATATCAATAACTTGTTGGAATGAAAAGCAACGTCAAGCCATGCAAATGACAGATGAAGTTGATACAAAACTTCAAGAATATAATTTTATAAGGACAAATACCAGCCCTGCAATGTATGATCCTATATTGCAAAAATACGGTATAACAATAACATTTGAGGTTCGTTATAATTCAATAACGGCCTCTTTTAATTTTATAAGATAATAGGAGGAATTTTAAATGGACCCAAAAACAAGTACAATGACAAAATTGTTTCATGCAGATACATTAGAAGACTTAAAAACACAGGCTAAAAGAAAACAAATAGCTTTTGTACAAAGTATACCAGAATTTTTAAAAGCACCAGAAGGAGTGACTTATAGTGCTTTAGATATTCCGGATGAAAGAATGGCAGAAGGAAGACAGAAAGCAGAAAATCTAGAAATAGAAATATTATTTAAAGAAGACCAATATGATGAATTAAAAGCACTACAAACTGCAAAAACAAATGGCTATTGGGCAATCCAATTACCAGAAAGCACAGCTTCAGAGGCAGGAAAACCATTAACATGGTACTTTACTGGAACATGTTATGTTGGAATGAGTGAAATTGCTATAGATGATATGTTAAAATCAAAATTAACAATTTATAGAAGCTCAGAAATACAAGAAAGTAAAGGCTTTCCCACAACTTAGTTCTACATTAAGTGCTAGGAGTAGAACAAGAAAAGTTGCTAGCACAATAGAAGAAAATAATGAGAAGGCAGAATAAGCCTTCTCTCTTTTGCAAAGGAGAGAAAATAAAATGATTATAGAAACAAAAAATAAAACAATTAATTTAGTACTAAAAACACGAAAAATAGTAGACATAGCTAATCTACTAAAAAATAAAAATTTTGAAGAAGCCTTCACAAGAGCATATTCAATATGCGATAGAGAAGCTTTGTCAAAAATAATATTTAAATTAGCAGAAAATGAGGATGGCAAAAGTACATTTATGACATCAAATGAAGTATATGACTTTATGGATGATTGTAGACTAGAAGGAATAACTGCAAATGATTTATATGAAAAGATTGCAGAGGCATTGAATGATGAGGGTTTTTTCAAAAAGAAAATGAGCAAGAAAGAATTAAAAGAAATGACCTCAAATCCTTTATCAACAATGAATATGAACGATTTAGTTCAAAAGTCAGCAGAAAGTGCAATGAGCAAAATAGCAGAGAAACAACTTCAAGAACAAGGATTTCAAGGTTACGAGGCTTAAATGATATAATAGAAAAAATAAAAACAGCTCATAATTTAGTTGAGTTAATATATTCAATAGAATCTCTAGCGTATTACTTTGATATAAAACCACATGAGTTTTGGAATAGCAGATACTCAGAAATAAATACATATTGTCAAATACATCTTGTAAAAATAATTGATGAATTAAAAAGTGAAATTAATTTGCAAGAAGCGGTTACTAATAAACTTATAAGAGCAGATAGTATGAGCAGAAACCCTAAAATAGTACCAATTAGAGATAATTATAAAGAACTATTTAAGGAAGAGGAACAACAGGTACAATCTCCAGAAGAAATTATAAGAAGAATGAGAAATATAATGAAAACAGAAAAAAATTAAAAAAATTATACTTTTCGACAAAATTCGACTTAAAAATCCAACTAAAAGTGATATACTTTTATTTATAATAAAATAAAAGGAGGAAATTTATTATGGAAGAGAGGAAAAAGAGTGGATTTGGAACTGCTGGTTTAGTATTAGGAATTATAGGAGTGTGTACTTCATTTATTCCAATAGTAAATAATGTATCATTTGTTTTAGGGTTAATAGGAGGAATTTTAGCAATAGTATCATTAATTAAAAAAGCCAGCAAAGGACAAGCTATTGCAGGTGTTATTTTGTGCGTACTAGCAATGGTAATTACAATTAATTCTCAAAAAGCTTTATCAGATAGCTTAAATGAAGTTAGTGCTAATTTAGATAAGGCAACAGGAAGCAGTACAGAAGAAGTTTTAGCTAATGATGTAGATGCACAACTAGGAAATTTTGAAGTGACTAATGGAAGTTATGGAACAAAGGATACAAAGTTGACAGTTAAAGTAACAAACAAAACTTCAGAAACAAAATCTTTTAACTTACATATAGAAGCAGTAGATGAATCAGGAGCAAGAATCAATGAAGATTATGTTTATGCAAATGACTTAGCAGCAGGACAAAGTCAAAGTTTTGATATATTTACATATGTATCATCAGACAAATTAAACGCAATGCAAAATGCAACTTTTAAAATTGTAGAAGCATCAATGTATTAAAGGAGAAGTAAAAATGGAAGTACATTCTAAAGAGACAACAAAAGCTATATATAAAAGATGGTGGTTTATTGTTTTAATGGTAATTATATCAATACCAATAATAATTTTTGAAATAGCTTGCATAGCAGTAGCTCCGTCTATATTAGTATTGGAACTTATTCTAGCACTATTGATATATGTACTTGTAAAAGCAGTAAAAAGAGAGAAAAAACGAAAAGAATTAAAATTGCAAAAAGAAAGAAATTTGATTCAACAGGGATTTAAAAAATTATGTGACAATTTTTATATTAATGAAGAAGAACATAAATTAAAAATCTTAGATACAGTATATGGATTTTCTCAAATTTTGGACTGTGAATTAATAGAAGGCGGAACTTCAATATCAAATACTGTTGGAAATAGTAAAATTAAAGGTTCAAAAAAGATGAAAACGAATTATACAACGTTCCAAACAAATTTATGTACAACACTTTCATTAAATATAACGACAACAGATATAAACAATCCAAGAATTATATTTAATTGTAAATATGGTAAAAGAAGTATTTTGAAAGATAGTAAAAAATATAAAGAATATATGAATAATGCACAAAATATAATATCAACATTAAAAATTATTATATCTCAGAATAATGAAAAGTATATAGAGACAGGAACTATAACAAAAGTAGAACATAAATATATAACAGAAGAGAATGCAAGTATTCAAATTGAAAGGTTATCTAAATTGTACAAAGATGGAATCCTGACAGATTATGAATTTGCAATGAAGAAAAAAGAATTATTGGATAAAATAAAATAAAACACTTACTTAGGTAGGTGTTTTTTATTTGGAAAATATGAAAGGAGGAATGACTTATTACAGTAGAGGAAATAGAGATAGTAGTAACTGCAAAAGTAGAAGAAGCATTAAAAGAATTTGAAAAAATGTTACCTGCAATAAAAGAAAAAATGAAACAAGTTCAAGAGGCTTTTTCAAAAGTAGACACAAAGACAATGACAAGCAAATCACATCAAGCAGTTAACTTTATGAAAAAGAAGATGCAGGACTTAAAAAAGAGTTCTGAAAACAACAAAATAGCAATTAAAGTTAATAACAAAGATGCACAAAAACAAATAACACAAATTGAAAAAGAAATCGATAGTCTACAAAAGAAAATAACTGGTCGACAGTTAAAGCTAGATGTTACAAACAATGCTTTGGATAAGATAAGAAACGACACAAATCAGTCTGTAATTAAAGAAATGCCAGAGGCTGGAAATAAACAAATAAAAGCAGAAACATATAAAAAATTAGACAATAATGCAAGTTATCAAAGTTTAGTAAAGCAAAGCGATAAATTAAATAGTGAAATTGAAAAATATAATGCATTATTAAATAGTGCAAAATCTAAAATGGCAGAATTAGGACAACAGATCTCTAAAACTTCAACTACTCAAAATAAATTGAGTAGTTTTTTTGGAGCTTTTAAGCAAAAAATAGAACAAGTAAAGCCTAGTTTGAATGGTGCAAAAAATACTTTTAGTAAAATGCCAAGTATTGGTCAAAATTTATCAAAGATAACTCAAAGTGTGACAGGACATATAAGAAATATGGGTGGAGGCTTAAAAAATGGGCTTGGACATATTTTAAAATATGCTGGTGCACTTTTTTCATTACAAAGTATTTATAGCACATTAAGTGGTTGTGCTCAAAGTTGGTTATCTAGCCAAAATGCAGGAGCAAAGCAATTATCAGCTAATATTGATTATATGAAATATGCAATGGGCTCAGCTTTTGCACCTGTAATACAGTATGTAACAGGACTGATATATCAACTAATGAAAGCTATACAATCTGTTGTTTATGCATTGTTTAGAGTAAATATATTTGCTAAAGCAAGTGCGAGTTCATATGCAAATATGGCTGGAAACGCAAAAAAAGCGAAAGAAGAAACAAAAAGTTTATCAAATATACATAGTGAAATAAACAATGTACAATCTAATGATAGCTCTGATGGTGGAAGTGGCGGAGGCACATCACCAAGTTTTGATTTGTCTGGAATAGATAATCAAATGTCAGCACTATCACAAAAATTATATGATTTCTTTAAGCCACTTGTTGATAGTTGGAATAAGTATGGACCTGGTTTGGTGGAACAAATAAAAACAACAGCAGGACAAGTTGGAGGTTTAATATCATCAGTATGGGGAAGTTTTGAAAAGATAATTACGAATGGAACTGTATATAAATCATTAGAACTAATTTTAGCGATTATAGGTAACATAGCAGAGGCATTTGCAAATGCATGGAATTATAACGGTAATGGAGATGCAATAGTACAGAATTTAGCAAATGCATTTAATAATCTATTAACAGCAATAAACAATGTAGTGCAAAGTGAAGGATTTCAAAATTGGTTAAATAATTGTTCAGATAAGTTTAGAGTAATAACAGAAAAAATATCAGAGATAGATTGGCAACCTTTAATTGATGCATTAGCGGATATTGGCGAAGGAATAGGCACACTTGCACTAGATATGTTAAGCGGATTAATAGATATATTTAAATGGCTTGCAGAAAATCCAGGTGTGGCAGAAGTAATATTAGCAATTGCAGTTGCAATTGGGACAGTAAGTACCATAATAAGCATATTAGTTCCAATATTAACAACTTTAACTGCTATTTCAACAGCATTAAATATAGCAATATTACCACTTATAGCTATAATAGCTGGAATAATAGCTGTCATAGCATTAGTTATAGTTGCTATTATGAACTGGGGAACAATTTCAGAATGGCTAGGACAAAAATTTGAAGAAGCAAAAGAAGCAATAACAAAAGCTTTTCAAAATATAGGAAAATGGTTTGCAGATAGATGGAATGACATATGTAATGCATTTAGTAATGTAGGAAAATGGTTTTCGGATACATTTAATAGTGCAGTACAAGGAATAAAGAATGCCTTTAGTTCAGTAGGGGCTTTCTTTAAGGGAGTATGGCAAGGAATTTGCAATGTATTTGGGAATGTGGCCAATTGGTTTGGAAACATATTTGGAAAAGCATGGCAAGCAGTAAAAAATGTATTTAGTTCTGGAGGACGTGTTTTTGATGGAATAAAAGAAGGAATACTTAATGGATTAAAAGCTATTGTAAATGCAATAATAAATGGAATTAATAAAGTAGTAGCCATACCATTTAATGGATTAAATGCAGCCTTAAGAGCAATAAAAAACGTAAATATCATGGGGTTAAGTCCATTTGGATGGATATCTACCATATCAGTTCCACAAATACCAAGATTAGCTAAAGGTGGCGTATTAACAGAGGCAACAACAGTATTGGCGGGGGAATACTCTGGAGCTAAAGCTAACCCAGAAATTGTAACACCACAAAACATAATGAGAGATACGTTTGAAGACGTATTATCAGACTTTAACAATAGTAATGGACAGCCATTACATGTAACAATACAATACTTAGGAAGAGAAATATTTGACGATACAATAGATTATATAAACTCAAAAACTAGAAGAACTGGTAAAAATACAATAGTAACGGTAGGTGATTAAAATGTTATGGAGAGAACATGGGAAAACAGAAAATTTACCAACCCCCTCATCATACAGTGCTGATATAGAAGACACAGACAACGATAGTTATACAAGTAAAAAAACAGGAGCATTGATAGACAATCCCATAGCAGTAGGAATGTTAAAACTTTCTATGGCATGGGATTTAAATTCAGAAGAAGAAGCAGAGAATCTCATGCAAAAAACATATAAAAATCCATTGGTACTAGATATAAAAGTACCAGTTATAAATGGTGGATTTTTGGAGGGGGTAAAATTTAGAGTTTCAAAAAGAAAAGTAGAAATGATAGACACAGAATTAAGTAAGAGTACTTCCAAAACAAGATGGAAGTGCTCTTTTAATTTGATGCAAAAAGAATTAACAGATGCACAAAAAACAGCTGTGAAGAACTCAAATTCTTAGGAGGTTATGAATGTATAATACAACTCAAAATTACAAAGATAAAATATTAAGCGATTCAACACAACATGAATTAAATATATATATTGATAACAATAAGATTGAACCAAATCATATTATAGATTTCAAGACTACATTAGAATTATTCAATAACAATGAGTTTTGCTTAGGTTGTACTCCTGAAATAGATATTGAATTTGAGATAGATAAAAAGGACTTACCTGAGACTTATAATGAGGTATATGTTGAAAGTGGATTAGAAGATGAAATAATACCTGTTGGAAAGTTTACAATTCAATCAATAGAAGATGACGAATTTAAGGTTAAAATAAAAGCCACAGATTATATGAAAAAATTTGAAGATAATAAATATGATGGAAGTAATTTAATATATCCGAAAACAATACTAGAAGTATTACAAGATATATGTACTAAGATAGGAGTAGAACTAGGTTCTACTTCTTTTCTTAATGATGATAAGCAGATAGCAGTATATGATAATACAGTAGCAGCCCGAACATATATAGGTTATATAGCAGAACAAGCAGAAGGATTTGCTGTAATAGGCAGAGATGGAAAATTATATATAAAAACCTTTGGAGAAGATAGTGTTGATTTTGATATTAATTTGTTTGGCGACTTTACTTGGGGAGATAAATTAAAGATAAGTAGAGTTTCTTATGAAGATGGAATACGAAATTATAAATTTGGAGATGAAACACAAGCAACAGCATTTATTGACCAAAACAATATGTATATAGTTGATAGTGAACAAGTAGAGAATATTTATAATCAAATCAAAGGTTTTGAAGTATATGCATTTGAGGGGGAGACAATAATAGACCCAGCATATGATATTGGGGATATTCTAATAATTGATGATAAAAAAGTTTTATATCAAGGAGAGATAAATTATGCGGGAAAATTTAAGGCAAGTATAAAAAGCAAAATACAGGTCAAAACAGAACAAGAAAGTATGCAGACAAAACAGAGTAACTCTAACAAAATAAAAAGGGTACAAAGTGAAATAAATCAAATTGATGGAAAAATAACACAACTAGTACAGGAATCATCAGAACATGAAGAAAAAATAACAAAACATGAGCAAGACATAGATACAATAAAAGATCAAGTATCAAGTGTTACAGATTATAAAAGAGAAGTAGAAGGAATTACAGAAATACACTTAGAAAATGCAAGCAAGGCACAAGTATTGATATTAAAAATTGAAGGAAATCAAAAGTATGAAAGCAATTTGTTTCCTTCCGACGAATTGTTTCCAAGTGATAATTTATATCCTAACCAGGAGGTGTTATAGATGATATATAAAATAATAATAGACAAGCAAAGTAGAACTAATCCTTCAGCAGATAGAAAGACATATTTAATTGATACAGATGAACTAAGAACAAATGGAAAAATAAGTGATAGTATAGAAATAGAAAAGGAAAATGCATATGTTATAAGACGATTACAATTATCAGAATATCATGTTTTAACACCGCTAAAAACTCCAATAAAGCAAAAACTAAATATACAAGTAGAACTTTTTGAAGGCGAAAATTATATATACCTAATTGATATGGTTGGAAATAAGATATATGCAGAATATATAATAAAAAATGACTTTAATGATATATTTGCTACGAAGGTTGAAATGAATAGTGCAATAAATCAATCAACACGAGGTATTGAATTAAGTGTAAATCAAAAATTTGAAAGCTATTCAACAACAGCAGAAATGAATGCGGCAATAAATGTAAAATCAGAAGAAATAACAAGCGAAGTAAATAAAAAAGTAGGTAAAACAGAAGTTGGAACATATATTCAACAAAATACAGAAGCGGTAAAGGTTGCATGGAACCAAATAAGTGAATTTATTCAAATGATGATATTAAATGGTAATGCAAGTCTGGCAATATTAGATAATAACAAAAAAGTTCTAATGTCATTAGATAAATCAGGACAACACTTCCATGAGAGTGGAACAAAGTTTGGAGAAATGGGAGTAAAAACGCAAGACGACAACAAATATATTGCATTTTCAGTAGACAGTGAGTATAATACCAAAATAAAAAATGGTATGGCTTGGGGAGTAGTAACAACAAGGGATGGAAAATTTTGGCCAATTTTATACATAAAAGATTTTGCTATGCCACCTAAAAATTCAGGAGGTTGCACAGGACAACTTGTATTAAGTGGATGTGATTTGGTTTTAGATTCATCAAATGCTGGAATAATTTCAAATGGTGTAAAAATACAAGCAGATGCTATGCCTGGTATATTTTTTAATGATGAGAAAACAAATTCGATGTTGTTTTATATTATGCCTGCAACTACTACTTCAAATGCATCAATGGGAATATTAGATAATATACAATTTTATAAAAATCAAGCTGGATCAGATTCATTTAAAATTGGAACAGGAAATTCATATGTATTAGTTACAGATGAGGGAGATTTATCAGCGTGTGGAGGAAATATATTTTTTGGTACAGAAAGTAACAAGGTAGATTTCATACTATTTCCAAATGTACTTGCCAATATCTATGGAGATTTAAGTGTAAGTGGAAATGTATATGCTAATAACATTTCATCAGATAGAAGAATAAAGAAAAATATAAAAAAATGTTCTCAGAGTGCTTTAGAAATAATAAAAAAGATTAAACATAAACAATTTGATAAAGAAGATGATGGAAAACATTATGATATAGGTTATATAGCACAAGAGATGGAAATGTTAGACCCTAATTTTGTAATTATACGTCCCCAAAAAGACAACATTGAGGAAAGGTATTATATTAACGAATTACCAATAATTGCTACAGCAACTAAAGCAATCCAAGAACAACAAGAAATGATAGAACAATTGCAGGAAAAAGATAAACAAAAAGATAAGGAAATAGATAAACTTATAAAAAGAATAGAAACTCTTGAAAAGGAGGCAAGAAATGGAAATAATTGAGTTTAAAGGAGCAACAAAAGTAAAGAATGCATATGTAGAAATAGAGGGAACGCAATATGAAGTGGTACCGGCAGAATATAGTGGAGAGACACCATTAACATCTTATAATATAAACAGAATGCAAGAAAATTTGCTTACACACATTTACCAACTAAAAATAACATCTAATATAAATGCAGGAGCAGAAGTAACATTACCTTGTTATTATCAAGTTGGACAAGAAGTATTAGATGTATACTTAGACACCGAAAGACTAGCATTAAGTAGTGATGATGCTGGAACAGATGGACATTATAGAGAAATAGGAGATGCAGATAGTATAAGCAATAAAATAAAGACAACAACAGATTTGCAGTTAGAAAAAGGAGATATTTTAACATTAGTAGTAAGGGGGGAATATAATGCTAACACTTAAAAATTTAATTAAGAAAATTGAAAACAAAATAGATTTTCCAGATGGAAAAAATATTTTATATACTTCTTCAGGGTATACAAATAAATATATTAAATTGTTTGATGTAAATATGAAAACTGTATTTAAGACGGCTACGATAATTTTTAAAATTACATCAACTCAACAGTATGATTTTGATGATATATATAGTTTGCAAATTAATAGACAAGATTCTACCAATTTTAAAGTTAAATTTAAAAGAATAAACCAATTAAACCCAGAAGGAGTTGACATTTCAGATAATATTATAATAGTAGAAAGCAATTGTATATTTTCTGTTTGTTTTAAATTGCCAGGTGGTTCACGTACTCCTAATGTTCAAATAATATCAGCACAAAGATTTAATTCAGATATAATATTTGGCAATGGTGAAATTTTAGATTCTTTACCTTCAGGTACACAATACAAAATTGAAAAGTGGAAGGATTTACCATTGGCCACAGGAATAACAGTTGATAAGATTGCTAAAAAAGCTATTTATAAGAAAGAAAATGGAATTGTTACAATTGTAGGAGGAGTGTCAGGAATTACTAAGGCAGGAACAACAATAGCACAACTTCCAGAAGGGTATAGACCGGCAACCCAAATATATTTTGAGGGATTTTGCTCTGGGGTTAGATATTGTAGGTGGATAATAACTCCGGCTGGAGGAATTATGCTAGAATGGGTTTCAGATAATGCATATACTTCTGCTTGGTACAACTTAAATTGCACATTTATAGCAAATTAGATAGTGTAAAATTCTCGGAAGGAGGAAGAAAATGCAAGATACAGAAGTTGTTGAAAGATTAGTAGAAAATGAGCAACGTTCAAAATCAAATTCTAAAAGATTAGATAGTATTGAAAATAAAGTTGAAAACATATATGATTTAACGCTAAGTGTGCGAGAAATAGCAACAGAAATGAAGGCAATGAGAGAAGACCAAAACAAAATGAATGAACGCCTAAAAATAATTGAAGAAAAACCAGCAAAAGAATATGAAGAAACTAAAAAGCAAATAAAAAGCAAAGTAGTTTCTTTTTTTGTTGGAATTATATTAACAGCAATAGCGTTTATCTTAGGATTAAGTAAATTTATGTAAAAGGAAGTGGGAATATGGAAAAAGTAAAAAAAATAGCAAAATACTTAACAAATATATTGGCAATAGTAAGTGCTTTAGTAGCAGGAATAAATGCTGTTGATGGAATAACAATACCATATGCAATACAAATAGTACAAGTTATTGCAGTAGTACAAGGAGTTATAGGAACATATTTGTTAGGGCAAAAAGCAATAAATAATAAGGAGGAATAATTATGGATGAAGAAATTGTAGAAACAATGGAATTAGCTGAAGAAGATACAAGAGGGGAGGCAAATGAATGATGAATATAGAAGATAGACTATTAACAATAAATCCATATTCAAGAAGTGGAGAAAAACAGAATAAAATAGAAAAAATTGTAGTTCATTGGGTTGGTAATGCAGGAAGTTCAGCTATTGGCAATAGAAACTATTTTGAAAGCTTAGCAACATCACATAAAACATATGCTTCATCTCATTATATAATCGGTTTAAATGGCGAAATAATAAGATGTATACCAGAAAATGAAGTTGCTTTCCATAGCGGTAGTTATTCTATAAACAGGAAATCAATTGGAATAGAAGATTGCCACCCAGATTGGGAAGGAAAGTTCAATTACAATACATATAACAGTTTAGTAGAATTATGTGCAGATATATGTAAAAGATATAATCTGGGTATAGATGCAATTATAAGACATTATGATGTAACAGGAAAAGAATGTCCTCGTTATTATGTAAAAAATGAACAAGAGTGGATTAAATTCAAAAATGATGTAGCAAATAAAATAGGACAAGCTACAACAAGTGTAGCAGTACCAAAAGTTGAAAGGAGTGACGAACCAGTGAGAAGATATAAAAACGGTTCAACAAAAGAAATTATATATGCAGATACAAGTTTAACAAAAGTGATAGGAAGTTTAAGTCCATATGAAGAGTGCGATTGTTTTGGAATATTTAATGGAAGGCCAATGGTAAGATATAATGTTTCTGGAACAGGTAATTACAAGATAGGATTTGCTAAATGGACTGGTGGAGTAAAATAGTATTGAAATAACATAAAAGTTGTGATATAATATTGACAGATAGAAAAAGAAATGTTACAATTCTGTTACACAAAAATTAAGATTATATTACATTAAAGAAAAAATATTGACTATAAAAAATACATGTGATAAAAATATAAATAATGAATATAATAAAAAATAAGGAGCAAAGCTCCTTACAGATTAGTAAACTAATCTAAGTTATCGTCTGTGGAGTTTGTGTTAGTGGCACTTACTTCACTTTTTTTGCTATCAACTGGAACAATTGATAGTTTGGCTTCAAAACCTTTAGCTAATTTAGCTGAACCAGATTTTATTTCCTTGAAAAAGTTTGTGGCTTTTTCAATAGCGAAGCCTAAAGAAAAGAATATTATTGTAATTACCAAAAGTGTTTCCAATTCACTCACCTCCTCGTGTTGCAAATAAGTCGAAACCTAGTTGCATGATAGTAGCAACTAACTATTATTTGCATAACAACTAGTTGTTACTTAATACAACTAAGCTGTCGTGGTGAGTGCTCAAACGATAAAAATATAATATCAAAATAAAATATAAAAGTCAATAAATTTTGCAAACTAAAATTACATTTTTTGACAGTATTCGTCAAAAAAGTAGAGGTAAGTTGATTAATTTCAATTTACCTCTTTTTTTCGTTTTATAGCTTAAAATCAAGGCATATAAGTACTTGACCAAAAAATAAAAAGGGCTTAAAAACGATTTTGAGACGTCACTTTTTGGCTAGTTTCTAGTAAAAAATAAGATAATAAATGTTTTGAAGTGATAAACATAAAAATAGATTTTCGACTACTTTCGACACAACAATTTAACATAATATGTTATAATAGTAAAGGGGGATGAATATGAAAGAAGCATATACACAATCTCTACAAATGATTAAAGTATTAAATATAAAAAGTGAAAAAGAATACAGAAAGTTATTAAAATACTTTTTAATACTATCAGCAGAAAGTATGAAAGTAATGTCAAAAACGAAAAGATTTAGCAAAGTAATAAAGAAAGCAAAAGAAGTCTAAAAGGCTTCTTTTACTTTTGCATAAAAATATTAAAAATGTAGATGCTAACATTGAGGTGTTTTTATGATCAATTATTATAAAAAAAGCTTAAAAGAATTAAAAGAATATGTAAGAAAAAATAAGAAAATTACAAGGGAAGAATGGGATGAATATGCTCATAATAATTGCTTGTTTAGTGCGTTTACAATAGCATGTCATAAAGATGCATACAGTTTTAAAGAATTAATTAGAAAAATATAGTTTCATAAAAGAAAATAAATTGGGCATATTAAAATTGGTGGTTTTATGAAAATAGAAATTCTGGTTAGAGAAATAAGATTAAAACAGAATATGACATTAGAAACTTTAGCAGAACTATCTGGCATTAGCAAAGGACATTTAAGTAAAATAGAAAGGCAAGAAAGAGCCCCAAAATTGTCAACAATGATAATG